TACTTTGACAAAGAATTGTTAGAGGCCAAGAAGCAGTGCAAGATATACGGTAACCTAGAAAGAGCCAGTGCGTCACTGCCAGGAATAGTAGAAGAAAGGTTTAGCCAACTACAGCAACTAGAAGCAATACTAGAATACCTAAACATAGAATTACGTAGATTAAGATCAAAGACCTTCAGGAAATACTTAGAAAATTACAACAGAGCGTTATCAAGCAGAGATGCAGAGAAGTACGTGGACGGCGAAGACGATGTGGTCGACATGGATAAAATTATAAATGACTTTGCGTTGATAAGGAATCAATGGTTGGGCATCACCAAAGGTTTAGATCAAAAACAATGGCAGATCACAAACATTGTTAAGTTGAGAGTAGCAGGAATGGAAGATGCCGACATCAAATAATAGAATAATACTCACAGACGTAGACGGCGTGTTACTGGAATGGGAACACCATTTCACAAAATGGATGCTACAGAAAACTCTATTCGACGAACGTGGTGCTAGATATCATCCACACAGATTACTTCCAGACAAAGAGAACACGTATGAGATGGCGGAACGGTTTGGCGTTACAAAGGATGAGATCAGGAAACACATCAGAGAATTCAACCGTAGTGCTTGGATGGGGACACAACGTCCAATGCTTGAATCACAAACATGGGTAAAATTATTAGCGGCAGAAGGATGGACATTCATTCCTATAACATCTCAGACATCAGATATACCAGCACAACAATTACGTAAGAGAAGAATGGGAGAACTATTCGGCAATCATGTATTCACAAATTACCATATATTAGGCACAGGAGCCGATAAAGATTCCGCATTATCCGAGTTCCATGACACCGGGCTATATTGGGTCGAGGACAAGCCAAAGAACGCTGTAGCCGGGCTCAAATACGGTTTAAAGCCTATATTAATAGACCACCCATACAATCAAGACTTTAATCATCCGGATATTATCCGTGTAAGTAATTGGAAACAAATACACGAATTATTATCAGGAAGAAAATGAAAATTTACGTCGGGCACGACAGCAGAGAAGACATAGCATACCAAGTATGTGAACACAGTATCAAACGTAGAGATCCGTCAGCAGAAGTAATTCCCCTCAAACAAAAACAGATGAGGGATCAAGGCATATACACTAGACCTGTAGACAAGTTGGCATCAACGGAATTCACATTCACTCGATTCTTTGTACCTTACATGAACGACTTCAAGGGATGGGCAGTGTTTTGTGACTGTGATTTCCTTTGGAAGATTCCAAGCCATGAACTTGAGAAATATTGTGATCCAAGCAAGGCTGTTGTTGTAGTGCAACATGATTATGCACCAAAAGAGACAACCAAGATGGACGGACAGGTACAGACATCATATCCCAGGAAGAACTGGTCTAGCATGGTGCTTTGGAACTGCGAACACCCCAAGAACAAAATCCTCACACCAGAACTATTGAACGAAGAATCACCAAAGTTCCTACACAGGTTCAGTTGGTTGGAAGACAATGAGATAGGTTCAATGCCCGCAGAGTACAACTGGTTGGTAGGCTGGTACAAAGAGCCAAGGGACGGTACACCTAAAATACTACACTACACGGAAGGTGGTCCATGGTTCGATGGATACCGGGATTGTGAATATGCAGATGACTGGAAGAAAGAGCTAATAAATCTTTTTAGTTCGTAAAATCAAAAATAAATCTTATCTATCTGGTCGACATTTGGTTTCTGCTCGATGACTTCGCTGTGATCAAAACCTAGTTCAAACATAAATTCATCCATTTCGTTTTCACACGGTATACAGGGGAATTGTTCGTCCTTGTGTTTATTAACTTCTTGTACCACATACTTGGCACGTGTGAATATGTCCGGGGCACCTTTCATAATCATTATCTCAGCACCCTGCACATCCTGTTTTATCAAATCAAACTGTGCATCCTTACCAACCAATTCGCCCAAGGTCTGCATCTGCCGAGTTTCGAAATCTTTAAAAATACTAAACACTGTTGAGCCTTTGGTGTATGTTACTTTCTTTTTATTTCCTTTGTCAATTTCACGTAGGTACATTTTAACTTCTCTATTGCTATCTCCAACAACAGCGATATGATATTTGTGGGCAATTTCTTTCAAATGTTTCTCATATTTTGGCCCTGCTTCTATACAGGTGTATTCTGCATCAGGCCATATTGATTTCACCGTCTTTGTCCAGAATCCTATGTTAGCACCTATGTCTAGGATCTTCCTTGGTGTAAAATTGCTCTCCTCTTTTATTTTTTTTAGATATTCGTACATCATGTTTTACAATAAACAATGTCAGGCCATGTTTTAATTAATACCTTGAACCCTAAAGATTTCAAGTGTTCCTTAATATCTCTTTTACTGCTACCGTATCTTTCACTATTGCCATTTAATTCGATCATTAAGTATTCAACGTTTTCTAAAGTTTTTTCCGCACCTTTGAGAACTTCCATTTCAAGACCTTCGACATCTATCTTAATTAAATCTATAGCATTGTATCCTAAGGAATCTAATTTGTTAATTTCTGTTTCTCCGTTTTCAAGTAACACTCTGGTATTTTGAGTGGCACTTTCTTCTGTCAACTTTACATATCCATCTTCATTGCCTAGTGCTTGGTTGTATGATTCAATATTATCATATGCACTAATATTCCTTGCAAGACAGCCATAATGTAAATTATTAGGTTCATAGCAATGAATTTTTTTTGCATACTGTCTCATAGATAGTGTCCATGTACCGCACCATGCTCCCACGTCAACTATTAGATCAAACTCCTTGCCTTGTCCCTTGCACCAGTCTGTAAATCTATTGAGGCAGGTGTCCTGCATATAAGGATACCCTTTCTCACGCCATTGTTCTATCTGTGCATCAGTAGACGGAACCCATAGACCATCGGAAAGTTGTTCTATGCTCACAGTAGTCCCTTGTCCATTAATATCTCTACTGCTGTACCGTTTTCAAACTCCTCGGGTGTAAACTGTTGATAGGCAAGGCTGTACAGCCATGGTTCAGGTCCCCCGTAGTAAGGATTCTCTATGTCTGCTAGTTCCACGTTTCCTACGTCCACTGCGAAACTCTTGTTGTCACAGAACACAGGTATTCCCTCACACATGGCCTCCACGGCCACTATACTGCAACTGGTAACGACACACCATGCTTCTTTGAGATCCTCGGATAGGGGTACTTTCGCTTCACTTGGTCCTGATGTACCCCTGCCCCTAGGCTTGTGTCGAAGTCGGATAGGTCTGTCAGTGTATCTCTTGATCTGTTCTATGGTCTCGTTTATCCAGTCTGGACGCTCGAGGTAGTTGTGTATACCTTCACTACTAGGACACACTAAAATGTATTTGCCGGCAAAGTTTGGTGCTTTGATCTTCATTCCAAACTTCTCAAATCTGTCCGCCTTGCAATTTTTAATGTAAGGAACATGTATGGCATTCTTGCACACACGCCAATAGTGATTATCAGGTTTTAGATTGTTGTTGTCAAATCTTCCAAAGTAAGGTGTGTCGGTGAACCAGTAGTTGTGGTTACGTGCTTCCAACTTCTTGACCATTTCTCTGTTGTTGCCAACGAACCCCCAGAACATGCTGTTGCTTACAGGATCTGTTTCGGTTGCGTTGTCTAATTTTGTTATCTGGTCAGGCCATGCTTTCTCAACACCGTTGAACACTTCCCATGCCTTGCTGTTTTTGTTATTATATGGTACGTAGATTGTTAGCATCGATAAATTCTATAAGTTGTTCAGCCCACTGCCTGTGACCTTCTGCCGATGGATGAGGATCACTTTTACTGCTTATCATTCCTTTGTCTAAAATAAATTCGTATTGACTGAGAGTAGGGCTAAAAAATCTATTCATGTTTATGGAGTCTTTGATAATTTTGAAATCAAAGGTGTCAGACCCAAAATCATTTGGCAGAGAATTATACATCACGTATGGTATTTTCTTCCTTTCGAAATAGTTTTGCAGATCAAAAACACTATCCAAGAATCTCATTGTCATGTTATTTTCAATATCCCAACCTGTGTTTTTCCTTACGAAATCGACATTGTCTAGAGTTTTCCAGGTACGCCATGTAAGTTCAGTTCCGGGCATCCTGCCTTTTTTATGTCCGTCGTTGGTAACGTAGTCATTCCGGCTGGCACTGGACCAACCTATGACAGCGAAGTGCTTATCACGTTTGTGACGTTCCAACCACACCTTGGTAGTGAAACTAATCCTGTCATTTCCTCTGCCGCCCATAGCAAAGTTGACCAAAGGCATGTTATATTTTTCTGCAAGTATTTTAGTGGTAAATGTGTCAACACCGTCTTTGGGACGACTTGTAAGAAAACTGCAACCATTTGAAAATAAAAACATA